CCAACGCTGATTATCTATTTGTCTTGCAAATCTTCTGCCACTATCAGATATACTAATTAATGTATTTACTTCATCTTTAAAAGATAAAGCGTTAAATTCTGGCGATGTAGGTAATGCTCCACTCATTAAATTATATCACTCTTTCCTTGTTGATTTACTGCACTATTAATCATTCCAACTATCATACCTCTTTCGTTAGAAAGTAACGCTTGAAATCCAGCAGTATCAACTGCATTAATATTAAATGTAACATTCACACTTTTACCACCAAGATTAGGACTAATAAACCCACCTGAATTAGGAATAAACATTTCTGGTCCTCCCTCACCAACCATATAAGGTTTATTTTCTGATACCATTCCACCTTGTCTTCTAGCTGTAAATTGTTGTGATCTTATTTGTCCTACTTGTGCCATACCAAAAGCCAATGCAGTACCAGCCGCAAGAAAATTATATGGTGGTGGATATGATTTAAACGCCATCATAACTGCCGCATAAGTTTCCATTATTGCTTTAGAAACATGATATGCTTTTAACATTTTAAATGCTTTTTTACTGTGTCCTGACATAATAGTTAATGTTCCCTCTAAATTAGAATCAATATGTGCTTTAGCTTTTTCTCTCATTAATTGTTTTTGTTTTTCGTGTTCTTCAAATGCTTTTAATTGTGCTTTCATTTTTAAATCTTCAAAAGCATATGATTCATTTAGAATATTTTTACGTTTAGCTGCTTCATCTTTAGCGTTAAGTGTAATTATATTTTCTGCATCTTTTTCATCTTCTACTTTTAAATGTGTTAATTCATAAATTGAAGCATTCAAATCTACAATTTCTTGTAACATTTCTTCGCCATCACCTTTGATAACTTTTTTGGTATGTTTAATTCCTCTTTTTAATGCAATAGCCCATTGGTTTGTGGCCATTAATAAACCAGTTCCTACATTATATGCAATAGCTTCTACATTCTCTAAATGCTTTCCAAAATCTATTATTTTATATTTAATTTTAATAAAACCAGTACCAATTTTGCCCATAGTTTCAATAAATTTTGTACCTAAATATTTTCCAAATCCTTCCATACTTACATGTGTTTCTTCAACGTACTTTAATAATGATTCTCTTAATTTGTCTGAAACTGCTGTAATTGCTGGTGCTAACGCAACAGTCATGTGATTTGAAACGCCTGTAAATAAAGATTTAGTTCTAGCGATTGAATCGTTAGCGTCCTCAACTGCCAAAACCATTTCTTTAGTTAAAACCAAACCAAAGCGTTTGGCTTCTTCTGCCATTTCTTTTATTCCATCTTTACCTCTTTCAATCGCAGTTAATAGTTCAATATTTCTTCCACCAAATAATTTATAAGCAATGGCAGTTTTATTTGCCCCATCTTCCATATCCCTTAAAGCGTCAGCGGCTAATTCAAATTGCGACATTAAATCCCCGTTGGTCGCTAACATCTGTTCTTGGGTAATACCTAGTTGTTCAAATGCCTCTTTAGCAATACCAGTTCCTTTAACAAGCCAATCGTTAATACCAACTGCCATTGTTCTTGCACCTTTAGCAAATGCTTCTAAAGATGTTCCACCTAAATTAGCGGCTAATCTAAATGCACTTAATTCTTCTGTTCCTATGAAAATTTGTCGAGAGAGTTTTCCGATTTTATCAATACTGATTAATGAATTTCTGATTATTAAACCAAGACCAGCTACACCAGCGACTGCAGCCAAACCAGTCTTCATATTAAAGATAGCTTTACTGACACCTTTTAGTCCACGCTTTAATGTACCAAATGCTCGTTTGGTTTTATCCTTTGCGTTAATATCAAATTGTAATTTATTTCTTGCCATTATTTTTTTAATTTAGCGTCTTTATTTAGTTTGTTATAAAACGCACACCATAAATTAAACTCGTCCACAGTCATATCCATAATGTCGGATAGTTTCAAGTTGAGGTCTTTAGCAAGATGGAGAATGTTTAGGAGGTCGTTATCAGTCCTGATTTTTTTTTTCCCAGTCTTCAACTGGGATTACGTCCAATATCTGATTGGCAACTCGTGCCACTATATCAGGATCAGTAGAGTGCATTAAGGAATGTTTATCGTCTAGCTTAAATATTTTATTACCTTTGTCATCTTCGGCTTTAAGTAATAAAACATCTGCAAATAACGTAACATCGTCAGACTTTCTATCACGACTTAATCTTCTTTTTTCTGCTAAAGTTAAAGGTTTAGCGTAGATAACAAATGGTTTTCCATCTTTGGTTTCCCATTCTGGTATCTCAATTCTTTTTATATCTTTTGATTTAAAATGTTCTTTAGCAGACTCAAGTATATCGCTCATGACAGAGTTAATACATAAATAAAACTAAATAGTCAAATTAATTAAACAGTTCCTCTAGTTAGCGCACCAGTTAAAGTAGCTGAAAAAGTTGCTTCTATCATACCATCAGTCGGAGTTGATACAGAATTGGCAGTAATAATCCACGTTCCACCAAAATAATAATCTGCTGAATCAGCACCCTCTGGATATAAATAAAGAGTCACTTGTTCACCCTCCGCTATTGCTATCTGTCCGTTAGTGTCTGTTTCGTCCCAGAAACACTCGACAGATGCAGTTGCACCTTTTTTGCCAACTTGGAAAGTTTTGGAAGTATCAGTTAATGTAGTATCTTCTAATAATTCTGCTGTTGTGTCTAAAGTAAAACTTCTCACTTCTGCAATAATATTAGAACCACATTTTACTAAACCTGAACTTCCTGTATGTGTTGCCATTATTTATTTTCCTCTTTTTTTATTTTCTGTTTAGCTTTATTACTAAACGTACTTATAGGTTTTGTAACAGTAACACCAACCTTTGTGTACCCCATTTTCAAATAATAGTCTTCCTTATCTGCAAATGTTTCAATCACACTATCTCCGTTAGGTGTTTTTAATTTTATTCTATTGGTTGCCATAATTAAACTCCAGTTTGTACTGCATTTTCGATAGTATTGTAAGAGATAAGATAGGTCAACCTCATCAACCCTGTCTTTTGACTAGCAGTTTCAAATTCTACTTCTGTTGAAACTAATTTTGTATCTTTAGCATTTCCTCCACGACTAATATCAGTAACCATCGCTTCTTCTACTTCTTCTGCAATCGTATCAAGTGTATCATCTATATTAGCTGTACCTCGGCAATGAGCTTCGATAATTAAATTTAATGCTCGAAATTGAGTTCGTGTATTTTGTCCTAACGTATAATCTTCTACCGTTTCATCTAAAGTATAAACAATTAAAGCTGGTAAATTTCCAGTCTGTAAAGGAAAATATCTTGTTTCATAAACATTAGAACCAGTAGTAGATAAACCAGTAATAGTAGTTACAACATGTTCTCTAATTGTTTTTCTAATATGAGCCATCTTATCCTGACAATGTTATTCTAGTTACACCTGTTCCATCAGGAAATAACTCTTTAATATAATAAGTAACGCTATCTATAACTAGCGTATCATTAAAAGTTGCATCAGTAACATCGCTACTTTTACAAGTAAAAACAGGAACTTCTTCAATAATACCAGCTTCGCCAACTGATTGTTCTACTGACTCTTTATCTAAAATACCTTTAACAGTTGAACTGGTACTAGCACTAACGTCAGTAAATGTAGCTGATTGAGCAAAATCGTCTGTATCAAAAAATATCGTTCGTTCTGTATCTGATTCTACTGCCATTTTATTTTACTTTTTTCAAACATTTTGTTAATATTCTAACTAGGAATGGATTGGCCATGAATATCTTTTCGTAACCATTACCTACTGCTTTAGCAATAGGTTCCTCTCCTTTAGTATTCACATCAATATCTTCCATATTCATTATTATATGAAACATCTCGTGCATTAAAGTATTAAATAAACTTAAATCTTTCAACCTCTTATCTAAATGAAGTGTATGTAAATTAGGATCGTATAATCCTAAACAATCTTGAAGTATGACATAATGAACTTTAATCTTTCTTTTACCATACTTGATAAAAGATAATTTCATTACATTAGAATATTGCTAATAGTATAATAATAATAGCAACAGCAATCCCAATAGATGCTTTAGGGTGTGCCTTTGCTAACTTATACCAATTTCTTAAACTGGTAATCATAAGACTCCTCTATTTCTTTTTTCTCGAAAAAAAACTTTTCTTTTTAACAGTTTCTTTATGTTCAGGTTTTTTAATCGATTCAGCACTTGCAATAGCTTTACCCATACCGATTAATAATTCTCCATCGTTTTGAGTAGCTTCTATTACATCTCCAGCTTTTGCTAATTGACCTTTGACAAAAGTTTGTTTTAGTATTTTTATTTTCATAATAATTCCTTGTATCTAAAAGAAAAGGCGTGGTCAATGCCACGCCTAATCTTGTAAATGCGTTAATTACGCATTATTATCTTGAATTGCCGCAAAACTTTCTGCGTGTCTAACAGCAACATCTACATCGTATAACCCAATTATTCTAGTACCACCTTTAGCGGCATTAGTATAAGGATCAACAGATATATCTAAACTACCCCATTCTCCAACAATCAGGTCATTAAAATTCCCGAATGTTAAAGCAGAGCAATCCCCACTTGATGACCCTTTTGTAAGAGTATCAGGCGAGTTTGTTGTTGAAAAGACATTGTAACCCAGTAGCTTGTTTTGATCGTTCATGATCATGACAGAGTCAGAAGAACCGACTTTAGCCGTAGCCATTAAACGAGAAACTGCAAGCGGAGAAGTAACCCAAGCCAA